GGCTTTGGGGCTGAAATTCCGCGGCTGCCGGCCGTCGCTCCGCCGAAACGGAGCAGCTGGAAATCTCGTAAAGCTCAAAAATGTCGTCGGTGAAAGGGTTTGGCAAAGCTACCATGACACGTTCCCAAAAATGCTGAGAGGTTGGCTGGGCTGCGGGGGGATTTCATGGGGATTGTGATTCGGTTTCCGAGGCGTCATGGACGCGCCTCCACTTTCAAAGGGTACAAATCCGGCAAGGGATACAGATCAGGCCGCAGCGCATGTCGGGAAACCCCGGACACGCGCTCGACCAGCAGCACACGCAGCGGAGGCACTTCCTTCCATTGCGATACGGCCTGCGCGGTCACTCCGATCAAGCGGGCAAATTTGGCTTGCCCACCGACGAGATCAACCGCCCGCCTCAACGCTTCTTTTGTGTCACTCATGGCGAATAGGTCAAGCACAGCTTTACAGAGAAGTCAAGCCTCACTTCATTGCAACAATAAAGCGATGCTTTATCATATTAGCGCATAATTCGATAAAGCTCCGCTTGACAAGGCTGGTAAAGCTGTGCTTGATTGCTTCCACGAACACGGGAGCAAGCGCTATGACCATTGAAATTACGGAAGCTGTTGCGAGAAGGTGTCTTGAGGTTGTTGATAAAGGTCTTGTACATGGCCTTGGTGTCAGAAAGCCTGGGCAGTTTTGCGTTGAGGCAGCGATCTGCTACGCGCTGGACTTGCCGCACGGTGATGATCCGCAGTGCGTATCATCCGCCCTGCGTTCGTTGAAAATCAGATTGAACGACAAAAATTGGTCATCGAATACCATTCGAGCAAAGGGTTTACGGCGTCTTGCCGTAGCGCAACTCGGTTCGCGTGACCATCTGGACGATCGTGAGTTTTCGAAGCGTGTCGCCAGGTTGGCGATCAAGACGTGCGTGCCTCTTGCCCTGCGGGCTGCGGCTTCGATCAACAAAAACGCTACCGATGTTCAGGCGCTCCGCGAAGCCGCCGATAGATGTGAACGCGAAGGCACCAAAGATTCAGCACGGGCAGGAAAAAATATCGCCGACGCCGCCTACACCGCCGACGCCTACGCCTACGACGCCTACGCCATCAAGTACGCCGCCGCCGCCGCCGCCGCCGCCGCCGCCGCCGCCGACGCCGCCGACGCCGCCGCCTACGCCGCCTACGCCGACGCCGCCGCCGACGCCGCCGCCTACGCCGTCAACGCCGCCGCCGCCGCCGTCGACGCCATCAATCGCGCTGCGATGCTTGATAAGATACTTTCAAACTTCGCCGAAGGCGTAGTCCAGATTTTAATCAAGATGAAAGCGCCGGGCAGCCAATGGCTTTGGCTTACCGAAATATCCAATGCAACTCAGGAGTCTATTTAATGCCAGCACACTACAGCTTAAGCCCCGACCGCTCCATCTTCATGGTCCTTTGTCGCTACGGCGGCGGATCGCTTGCCTGGGCCGAGCGCGACGCCGCCCGCACCTGCCGCGCTGCCACCGTCGAGGACATCATCAAAGGTGAACTGGCTGCCATCGTGCAGATTATCGAGTTCAACATTGCCGAGAACTGGAGCCGCGATGTCACCGAGGAGCTGATGGCAGAAGCGCCGAGACCGGATGACCTGCGATCAAGGCATCTCTCGGAGCTCGCCGAGCAGGATCACATGAACAGGATGATCCGGGAGTGGGTCAATGTTTGAGATCGAAAAAGGAAACAGCACTATGAAATTCGATGTTCTGAACCGATGGTCCGGCAAGGTGCAGTTCACTGCCGAAATCTATTGCGCGGAAGATACTTCGATTTCCTTCAAGCTTGGTCTTGCCGTGAAGTGGGCGATCAGAAGCGGTGCCGACCTGTGCGGCGCCAACCTGGGCGAAGCCAACCTGAGCGGGGCCGACCTGCGCGGGGCCAACCTGCGCCGCGCCAACCTGCGCGGGGCCAACCTGGGCGAAGCCAACCTGAGCGGGGCCGACCTGAGCGAAGCCAACCTGAGCGGGGCCGACCTGCGCGAAGCCGACCTGTGCGGGGCCGGTCTGCGCCGCGCCAACCTGAGCGGGGCCGACCTGCGCGGGGCCAACCTGAGCGGGGCCGACCTGAGCGGCGCCGATCTGCGCGTCGCCGACCTGAGCCGCGCCGGTCTGCGCGTCGCCGATCTGTGCGTCGACGATGTCCCCATCATCGAGAACATAGACAGCAAAATTCTTGCTGAGATCGAGGGCGGCGGCACGTTGAATATGAGCGACTGGCACACCTGCGAAACGACGCATTGTCGCGCAGGATGGGCGATCACGATTGCCGGAGAAGCTGGTTTGGCCTTGGAGAAAAGCGTGGGCTCTCCCACCGCAGGCATGCTGATCTACGTCAAGAGCTCACCCAATCTTCCGGTGCCGGATTTTTACGCTTCTGACGAGGCCGCGCTCGCTGACATCAAAAAACGAGCTGCCGCTGAGGCGAGAAATTCAAATGCGTGAAGCCATTCTTGACATCATCGAACTCTTTTCTCTGCTGGGATTCCTCGCGATGATGGCAACGTGGGCCGCGCTCATTTCGGGATTGCTCAATGTATGAGCTCGTGGCGATCTGGCTGCTGTTGAACCTGGGCCTGCTGGCATGGGGGCTGCGACGATAATGGAATACCAGCTCATAACCGGTATTGTGTACTCGCCCGATGATGGCGGTTGGTACGCGCAACAGACCGATCTGAACTCCGGATCGAACCCATGAACGGGAAACGCCGATATAAAAGACGAGCGAGCGCCCTGGAAACTTGCCGCAATGCTCTGCGCAAGGACTATCTTATTTTTGCAGGGAAGCATTGGTATTTTCGCTCGCGCCGTTTTCATGCGGGCACGGTGAACAAGTTGATTGATGGTGGCGAGGCTGTTCGCGTGGGAAATTGTTGCGTGGCATGGAGGCACGTCGATGGCTAATCCCCTCACTGTTATCGGGCCGGCAGAGCTCATTCCGGCGCAGCAATCTGAAACCTTCGCCCTCATTCACATGATTGAGCGCGTTGCGCGTGATCCAGGCGTTGATATCGACAAACTCGAACGTCTAATGGAAATGCAGCAGCGTATGATTGAGCGCAATGCGCGCTCTGCCTATGCCGCCGCGCTTTCTGCCATGCAGCCGGAACTGCCAGCCATCATCGAACGTGGTAAGATCGATATCGGACGCGGAAAGCCACAGTCCTACGCACTTTGGGAGGACATCAATGATGCCATAAAGCCGGTTTTGGCGAGGCATGGCTTTGCCCTCTCGTTTCGAACTGGCCAAGAGGAAGGGAAGGTCGTCATCACTGGAATTTTGTCTCACAAGGATGGTCATTCCGAACAGACGATCATGCACCTTCCGGTCGATACTAGCGGTAGTAAGAACGCAGTTCAAGCGGTCGGATCATCGACCAGCTATGGCAAACGTTACACGGCTGGAGCGCTGCTAAACCTGACTTCACGCGGTGAGGACAACGATGGCAACGATGCCAGCGTGCCAGAAGCAGCGAAAGCCGCTGCACCTCCCGCACCCGGTGCCATCACGCAGGATCAAGCCGACGCCATCATTGAGCTTTTGGAAAGTCGCGAGGTCAGCCGCACCGCCTTTCTGCAATGGGCAAAGCAAAAGCGGATAGTTGACATCCCTGCCGAGCACTTCGATTCCTGCATCGCGGCGATCTCCAAATTCAAACCGAAAGCCTGAAACATGCAGATCATCAATTGCGAGCAAAATTCGCCAGAGTGGCTCGCCGCCCGCGCCGGCATCCCGACCGCATCCATGTTCGCGACCGTCCTGGCGAAGGGCGAAGGCAAGACGCGCCGAACCTACCTCATGAAACTGGCCGGCGAAATCATCACCGGCGATCCGATGGACAACTTTTCCAACGAACACACTGAGCGCGGCCACGAGCAGGAGCCCGAGGCCCGCGATCTCTACGCCTTCCAGACCGGCGCCCAGCTTGAGCGCATTGGTTTCATCAAGGACGGCCGCAAGGGCTGCTCGCCGGATTCGTTGATCGGAGAGGACGGCGGCGCCGAGATCAAGACCAGGCTGGCGCACCTTCAGGCAGAACTGCTCTGCAAGGGCGAGGTGCCTTCCACCCACACCGCGCAGATTCAGGGCACGCTTTGGATATCGCGGCGCGCATGGTGGGATTTCGTTTCCTATTGCCCGAGAATGCCGCTGTTCGTGAAACGGGTATGGCGGGACGAGTCCTGCATTCAGAAGCTCGCTACCGAGGTCGACCGCTTCAACGCCGAGCTTGACGAAGTGGTGGCGCAGATCAGGTCGCGCGGCGAGGCGGTCGCAGCATGAGCCGCGCTGTGATCGTGCTTACGTCCAGGTCGGATCGAGAACGGGCGGCTGATTGGATTTCCCGATCACCCACTGGCACGCGGATTGAATTCAAGGGACCACGAAGGAGTCCAGAGCAAAATTCTCGTTTCTGGGCAATGCTCACAGACTGCGCGGTGCAAGGGCGCATCGACGGCAGGCGCTACAACACCGAGCAATACAAAATCATGTTCCTGCACGCCTACGCAGAAGAGCGTGGGATTGAGATCCGATATCTTCCTGCCCTCAACCGCGCCGGGATAGTCCCGTGTAACCGCTCGTCCTCCGATCTATCCGTCAAGGAAATGTCGGAACTGATTGAATGGATTTTCGCATGGGGTGCCGAAAACGCCATTATATGGTCAGACCCGAAAGAGGTGGCGCTGCGAGAGATGGAGTTCGTTAGATGAGAGCCGTATCAGAATGGGTCGCCAAGACCGACGATGCCGCTATACCGCCGCGCGTGAAGCTTCGCATATTCGAGCGAGCCAAGGGCCGCTGCCATATCTCAGGCCGCCTCATTCGCGCAGGCGAAGCGTGGGATGTCGATCATATCATCGCCTTATGCAAGGGCGGTGAGCATCGCGAAAGCAATTTGGCGCCAGCTCTGGTTGGTCCGCACAGGCTCAAAACGGCGGAAGATATCACCGAGAAAGCCACAGTCTACCGCAAGCGGTCAAAGCATCTCGGACTGCGGCCATCGCGGCAGAAGATTCAATCCGCCGGATTTCGCCGAGCCGAGCCGCAGCGCACCGCCTCTCGGCCCATACAGCGAAAGAGCGAGCTTTGATCGATCTCAACAAGGAGCCCTCCGCATGACCGCCCATTGCTTGAAGTCAGATGGCTCATTGCCAGGTGATCCGCCACTGGCTCGCTTTAAGAACGAGCGCGATTTTATTTCTCAATCTGGTTATCGAAAATCCACCGTTGATGCCATGGATTGGGCATCAGCCTACATCGATCATCTCGAACGCATCCTTCTCCGCATCGCGGACGGCGACGGCGCGCAGGGTTCAGAGTACCGCAGGATCGCACGGGCGGCGGTTCTCGGCGAGGCTATCCAGAACAAGGGAGAGTGAGCACGACCGCTGACCCCGCCAACTATTAAACGTATAAAAGGAATAGAACCATGGAGTTTCTACCATGTCCTTTCTGCGGAGTCGAAATCGAACACATTGGAAGTTTGGCCAAGTCCTTTGATCCACCACGGCTATACCATGAATGGTACCATCCGCAGAATGGATGCCGGGAAGCTGGCCTGGTCGAAAATTCAAATGAAACTGTGGACAGTATCTCACGCGCAGTAAAACGATGGAACACCCGCTCCCCCCGCCATCCGCACCCTTCAAGGAACGAAGCCATGAGCGAGAAGTCGTCACCTGAGAT